GCAAAAGCCATATCAACGCAGATCTAAATTTGATTATGGAGATGGTGGATGAGCTTGATAGAAATTGCGATATAAAATTAAAGAAAAAATTTAAAAAACATCCTTACTCTAAAAAATTTTATAACCAGGGAGATCTCAGAGCAGAAGTTTTAAAAAAGAGATATAAAAAAGGAACATTTGGAAGTGAATTAAAAAAGTTTTGGAAAGAAAATAAAGAAGATCTGTTTAAAAAAAATCTAAACATTTCTAAAACAAAACATAAAAAAGATGTGGCTTACATGAAAGGTACACTTAACGAACATGATATTATTCATTGTATTAATAAATTAGACTCAACACCTTTAGCAGAAGTTTCTGTTTTAGCTTTTACTATTGCAAAAGGTTTTAGATATAGTTTTTTTTACATACTCCTGGCTAGTGTCTTTATGGCTTTTAAAAATTCTTTTGGCAAAAAAGCTATCAAAGGCAGTTTGTTATTTAAAATAAAATATATGCCTTTTATAAGTGTCATAAGATTAATAAAAGAGGCTTATGTAAATGGAAAAAAATCACAATGGTTTATGACTATTGATTGGAGAGAATATTTAGATAAGCCTTTTGAAGATGTTAGAAAAGAATTAAATATAAAAGATTTTCCTGTCTGGGAAGATCTAAAACCTAAATGGTATGAATTATTAGAAAGTTATAAAAAAATGGAAAGAATTTAAAATGGCATTACTACCAATAACACCTCCTCCTGGAGTCAAAACAAATGGCACAGAATATTCTAATAAGAATAGCTGGGTAGAGTCAGATCTTTGCAGATTTGAAAATGGTTTTTTAACAAACATAGGTGGATGGCAAAGTGCAAAACAAACTAAATTAGTGGGCACACCAATAGGCATGTATGCCTACTACACAAATAATGATGAAAGAGTTTTAGCTATAGGCACAAGAGAGAAAGTCTATGTAAATTTTAGAGATAATTGGTATGACATTACTCCAACAGGATTTGTTGGAGATGCACAAACCTCTCCATTAGGCTTTGGAGCTTACAACTATAATGTTGAAGATTATGGAGATGCCAGATCTCAATCAGGATTGGCTTTTGATACTAAACCTTTTTCATTTGATAACTTTGGAGAAAATTTAATTTTTTGTTGTGGATCTGATGGCAAAATTTATAAATGGAGGCCTGATAGTTTGAGTGATGGATCTTATGTGCCTGACAGCAAAGGCTTACAATTAGCAAATTCTCCTATAGGAGTTATGGGCATATTAGTTACCAATGAAAGACACATATTTGCTTTTGGGGTACAAGGCAATCCAAGAAAAATAGCCTGGAGCTCAAGAGAAACTGATAATGTTTGGACAGCATCAGCCACAAATACTGCTGGAGATCTTATTGTTAGCTCAGGAGGATCTATCCAGGGTGGAGTAAAATTTGGAGCTGATGTCATTGTTTTTACAGATGTTGGGATCCAAAAGGTTTATTATGCTGGATCTCCATTAATTTATGGGATCCAAGAGGCTGGATCTAATTGTCGTACATCAAATATGAAAACTGTTGCTACTACAGGAAATTTTATAGCCTGGATGGGAGATAATAGTTTTTATTTTTATGATGGCAGAGTTCAAAAAATTAAATCTGATGTCCATGATTTTGTTTTTGAAAACATTAGATATGATTATCGCCAGGCATCATGTGGAGGACATAATCAATTATTCACAGAGATCTGGTGGTTTTTTCCATCAGGAGAGAGTGCACAAACACCTAACAAATATGTGATCTGGAATTACATTGATAATGTTTGGGCAACAGGATCTCTAGATCGTTCAGTATGGATGGATCAAGGAGTGATGAATTATCCAATGGCATGTGCATCAGATGGATCTGTTTATGAACATGAAAAAGGTACTTTACAAGCATCAGCAGATATTGGATCTGCTGTACCTTTTGCAAGAACAGGGCCTATAGAAATTGCCCAGGGAGATCGTTTAGCACAAGCAAATCAAATTATTCCTGATAGTGATGCAGTAACTCTTCCTGGAGTAACTTTATCTTTTAAAGGCAAAAAAACTCCATTAGGAGCAGAAGAAGATTTTGGATCTTTCACATTTGACTCTGATGGCTATCAAGATTGTAGATTTTCTGCCAGGCAAATATCTTTAAAAGTTACAGGAGATAAAACACAAGATTTTCAAGTTGGGAATATTCGTCTAGAAATTAAAGCAAGAGGAAAAAGATGAGCAGAAAAACTTTTCCTAAACCAACAAAAGAATATGACGAGCAATATATGAATAGGTTAGTTAGTGATTTAGAACAAAGCACAACTTTGATCCTGGAAAAAGGATCCAGAATAGAGGCAAATTCTAATGACAGCACAGAGTTAGTGCTTGTTTCTCCTAATGGAACTAAATACAAATTAGAGGTAAATGATGCTGGAACAATCTCCACAACTCAAGTTGTATAAATGGGAAGAGCAATGGGAAAGAACAAAACCTTATATTGAAAAGGCTATTAAGTACCAAGATCTCTACACTATAGATGATGTAACTGATAAAATAAGAGATGGATCATTCCTGTTATGGCCTGGAACAAGATCTGCAATGATCACAGAGTTCATAGATTTCCCACAAAAAAAAGTTTGTAATTTATTATTTTGTGGAGGAGATTACGAAGAGCTTGAAAAAATCACTAATGAAGTTGAAAGATTTGCAAAAAAATTAGGCTGTCAAAGATTGTATGGAGGAGGCAGAAAAGCCTGGATCCGAAAAATAAAACATCTTGGATGGGAAAATGATTACACAATCAGGAAGGAAATATTATGAGCAAAGGAGCTAAGACACAAACATCAAAAACAACTGTTCCAAAGTATCAAGAACAGGCATTCAAAGATCTTTACGCAATGGGTAGGAGAGTTTCATCTCAGCCTTATACTCCATACACAGGAGAAATGTTTGCAGATCGTAATCCTTTGCAAATAGGAGCCATGAATACTGCTGTTGGCATGTCTAACATGGCAAATAGATTTGATCCTACAGCTAACTTAATGAATTTAGCTGGGATGGATAATCAAATTGTACCTACAGATTATATTCCTACAGTTGGACAAGCTGATGATTTTTCTGGAATACAAAATGTTAGATCTGATGTAAGAGAAACAGGAGCACAATCAATTTTGCCTGTTGCTCAAGATTACATGAACACTTTTACAGATGCTACTACTGACATTGGATTGAGGCAGTTAGATGATCAAAGATTAATGCAATTACAAAAAGATCAAGATCAACAAATTGGCAGAGGAGCCTTTGGTGGATCTAGGGGAGCATTAATGGAAGCAGAAACTAACAAAAATTTTGATCAAGCTAAAGCAGATTTTGTAGCAAAACAAAATCAACAAAATTTCCAGAATGCTTTGAAATTTGCTGGTATGGATAGAGATAGACAGTTGAAAGCAACAGGAATGGACATGGGCATTGATAAAGATCTAGCCTTAGCTAATCAACAAGCCAGGCAACAAGCTGGACTTGTAAATCAAGAAACAGAGAGAGAATATCTGCAAAAATTGGCAGATCTTCAATATGGAAAAGCCACACTTGATAATGAAAGAGCTATCAAGCAAGGAGCTCTAAATGATGCTAGAGCTGAAAGAATGAGAGGTATCTTTAATGATATTCTAGGAGCTCAAGAGTCAGGCATGGGAGCTTTGACACAGCAAGGATTATTACAAAATGAATATGACCAGGCTAAATTAAATGAGGCATATAGACAATTTGTAGAGAAAAGAGATTTTGGAGCAAGAAATCTTGGGTTATTTACTTCTGCTGTATCAGGTGTTCCATACATGGGATCTACTTCTACAACAGAACGAAAGAAAACAGGTTTTGGAGATATTCTAGGAGGCTTAGTAACTCTAGGAGCGGCCAAACTAGGAGCCTCTGATAAAAGGTTAAAAACTAATATAAGAAAATTAGGATCTTATAATGGAGTAAATATTTATTCCTGGACATGGAATGCATTAGCAAAATCTATGGGAATACATTTAGACAATCCAAGGACTACAGGTGTTATGGCTCAAGAGGTTATGCACATTCCTGGAGCTGTTTTACTAGATAAAAATGGATATTACCTAGTTAATTATGAGGTATTCGCACAATGATAAATTTTAATTTCAGAAATCCATTGCTTATGGCAATGGAGGAAGAAAAAAGAAGATTAAATCTTGGTGGTAATCCAAGTTTGCAATCAACAGCTTTTGCTACACCAACTGAAAGAGAAAATATCAATCAAGTACCAAGATTAGGATCTTTGAGTAATCTCAATAATATTTTAGATATGAATAATATGTCTAATACGAATACATCTGCTCTTGATACAACTCCTATTAATTTCAATACACAGCCAGGCATGGATAATCTGAATTTATCACTAAATAATTTAGATCCAACTTTTAATTTAATGGGATCTAATCTTAATAATGCTTTAGCTACAAATAACTTTTTAGATACTAATCCTTTAATAACAGGAAATGACCAACAATCTGGATCAGGATCTTCCTCACTTGAATTTTTGAACAAAACATTAGCTCCAGAAGTTCCTAAATATTCAAAATTTGGTAATTTCTTGGCATCAGGCATGAAAGGTGGTTTAAAAACTCAAAAAGAATTAGAAGAATTAGCAATTAATAATCCAGAGGCATTAAAAAAATATAATGAAGATAGAGAATTTGAAAGAAATCAAACTTTGTCAGCTATGCTCTACAACTTAGGGGAGTACATGAGAGAAGGTGGCAAACCTATGAGCCCTAATGAAATCAATCAGCAAAGACTTAGAGCTGATCAGTTAAGAGTTACAAGAGAGGCTCAGGAAAGATTTGATGAGGCTTACAAAAAAGCTCCTCCAGAAGTTCAACAACAAATGGATCTTTTGGGTAGAGATGCCTGGAATGAAATGCAAGTAGAAAAGTTTAAAGATAAAAATACAGCTCTAATGAGAAATATTAATAGTCTTAACGATATAGAACTACAAATACAAAAAGAGTTAGCTAAACCTGAAAGCCAACAAGATCCAGATCTCCTAAGACAATTACAAAACACCAGAACAGCTTACATGGTTGGCATTGGTGGAGATGAATATGATTTAGAGTTAGGACTTCAAGAAAGCAAAATTAATGCTAGAAAAAAACAAGATGAGCAATTTGCTAAAGATGATCTCAAATGGCAAACAACTGATAGAGCAACTGCTTACAACAATATTATTAATGTCAGAACTGCTATGAACACATTACAATCTGGAGAAAATGTTTCAGGTTTAGATGTGTCTTTGTTAGATGAATTTGAATGGCTCCAGGCTGGAATATTCCCAGCGGCCGCAAACTTCAAGTCAGATATTAGAGATATTGTTTTCCAAAGTTTAAGAGAAAAACTAGGAGCTCAATTCACAGAGAGAGAAGGGGATAGATTGGTAGCGGCCGCATTTAACTCTAAATTAACCGAAGAGGAAAACTATGCCAGGGTACAAAGATTGCTAGATGCTACCTTGATGATTTATGACAACAAGCAAAGCATGAGTGATTACTTTGCAGAGAATGGCACATTACAAGGCTATGTAAGTAATGCTCCAGATATTTATGAAATATCTGCAAGTGTTAGTGGTATTCCTGAGGACTTCAAATCTTGGGCAGAAGATGAAGAAACATTAAAGGCTTATGGGGATAGTTTGAAGAATGCAGATGGAAAACATGATGATGATGCTAAAAATAAATTAGATATTATCAGATCATATCTACTTAAACTTGAAAGAGAAAAAAGAGCAGAAGAAAGAAGAAACAGATAGGATTGAAAATGAGCTCTTTAGATTATTTAAATAAATTAGATCTTGAAATTAAAGAAGAAGAAAAAAAAGATAATAGAAGTACATTTGACAAAGCAAATGAAACTTTTAAATCAACAGTAAAAGCAACTATTGGAGATAACTATGCTAGTGATTTAATAGGAAATATTCCACAATCAACAGCTCAGTTTGTTACAGATATTGCAACACCATTTCTCTCTCCTGTTGATACTGTAACTACCTTAGGAAAATTAGGAGCTGGATTAGTGCAATTAGCTATTCCAGGAGAACAAGGCAACGAAGAATTAGCCAGGGCTGTTGGATCTTACTATGCAGATCGTTATGGTGGAATTGATAATGTTCTTAAAACTCTAAAAGAAGATCCTGTTGGGATCCTTTCAGATGTTGCTTTGATGGCCACAGGAGCTGGGGCTGGTGTTAAGGCAACAGGTCAGGCAAGTAAAATACAAAAAGTCGCTGATGTTGGGGAAACAATTAAAAAAACAGGTATAGGAATAGATCCAGCAACACCAATATTTTCAGGAACAGTAAGTGGCATGAGCAAACTTAATACTGCTCTAGATAATACTCAAACAGGATCTAAGGCAAAAGAATTTATTAAAAGCATTCCATCAGAAGTTCTTGGAAAAATGACAGGCACAGGAGCAGAAGTTTCTCAGCTTAGTTATGAGGCTGGGAGAAAAGGTGGAGAGGCTAAAAAAAGATTAAGAGATAACAGAATGGGTGTTGTTGATGAAACTCAGGTTGTTGATGAGGCTATAGACATATTAGGCAAACAGCAAAAAGCAATAGCAGATGATCTTACAACTGCAAAAGGAGTTGGCAACGAAGGAGGAACTTTAAGATTAGAAGAGATTGGTATGGATATGAAAGATCCATTAAAAATTATAGATGATTTTGCCATTGATAAATCTTATCGTGGCATGTCTGAATTTAGCACAGAGGCAACTGCTAAAATAGATGAGATTAGAAAAATCATTTTAGAATTTGGAAAACCAGGGAGAGGCATGAATACTGCAAAGGGTATGGATCTTCTTAAAAGAAGAATTAATGCATTGTATGAAAGGAGCCCAAGCAAAAATGATGTCAATGTTCCTGTTACTCACATGACTAGAAAAATAAATGAATTGATAGAAAAAAAAGTTCCTGAGTATGCAAAAGTAAATAAAGAGTTTGCAGAAACACAAAATATTATTAGAAACACTAAAGCAGTTTTGGGTGGAGAAAAAAATTTCTTACCAAATAGACCTGGAGCAAAAGCAAAAATTTTGAAAAAAATGCAACAGTCTATGAGAAACAAAACCAATGTTGATATGGGAGAAAATTTAAAAGCAGTTGAAAGAATAAATCCAGATCTCAAATACTCACTAGCTGGACAGGCCTCTCAAACTTTTGCTCCAAGAGGTTTAGCTGGATTAGGAGCATCTGGTTTAGGCTTGGGAGCTTATGGAACTTTAGGAGTTCCTGGAATACCTCTGGCTTTATTATCTTCTCCAAGATTAGTATCTGCTGGAGCAGAAGGATTAGGATCAGCAGTTAGAAGAACAGAAGGATTAAGAAAAGGTGTTGCAAATCAGTTTCCTAATTTTTTAAGAGTCAATAGACCTGTTACACAATCGGATCCTGTAGGCATAGTTGAAGAACAAAAAAGACGAGATGCCTATGAAAATGCAATGCAAGATTTACTAAATCAACTAGACAGATTGCGAGGTAATTAATGGAAACTTTATTGTGGATAATTTTTATTTTGGTTATTGGGAAAGCATTGCTCAAGGCTTTTGCTCCTTACACAAACAAAGCTCTAAACGACAAGCTAAAAAAATATTGGGAAGATCTGAAAAATTATTTCTAAATAATTATGCCAAGGCTTACCGAAAGGATAGGCAAATCTGGAGAATATTCAGTTTGTGCCTGGCTATCAATTCATTCAGATCTAGTAGCTTTGATCCCACATTCCTCACATACAGATATAGTTTTTGAGTATGAGGATTTTGTAATTAGATGCCAGGTCAAAACTTGTACTAAACAAAAAAAATATATTTCTAGGCATACAGGAAGGCATTATAGATCTGGTTGGTGTTGGGATATTAGAAAAGGATCTCATACCAAAGATAGAGAATACAAAAAAAACCAGGTAGATCTATATGCTCTTTATTGTCAGCCTTTAGATCTAATCATTTGGATCTCAGCCAAAGATCTTGGATCTAAGAAAAAAATCACTTTTAGATCCTCAGATCTAAAAAAATATGACAGTTACAAAGAATGGATCCTAAACTGTAATATGATCATAAAAAGCCCTCTATCAGCCTAAAAAGTGCCTTAAAACACCTAATTTTAGGCATCTTCCTCATCCCTAAAAAGGAAAAAAATACATAAATTATCTCTATTTTATAGTTGAACTATCAGGCTGTATGCCCCATAATACTTATATGGAGTTATATATAACTACATTTGATGAGAGGATCTTTCGTGAACAGAATAGTGAACACGAAGGATCCTCTCTTTTTTTTAATACAATAGGATCCTAAGGATCCAGGAGAAAAAAATGGAAAAACATATATTTGAAAAACCTGTTAGCGAAGATGGTTTGCTTGTGGCAAGACATACAGTTGGTTTTGATATGTATATTGAAAAGCTAGGGGAAATGCACGACATTTCAAAAGAGATACTATTATCTGCTATGAAAGATGATCAAGATGTAAGAGATGAGATCATAGGCAACTTTTACAAAGCAATACAGGAGGGCAAATAATGACTTTATGTAAGCAATGTAATTGGTATGAAGCAGATCCAGATGGGGATATTTGTGATGCTTGTTTGGAGGCTAGATACTTTGATGATGAGGATAATTTAGATCCTAAAGAAGAAGATAGAAATAATCCTATTAATAAACTTTTAGATCTCAAAGTATCAGAGGCTCCATTGCCTATGATCTATGATATTGCTGTTCAACACAGACTTGGGAATTACCCTCTGGAAGATACAACAATAGATCTTATTTTAGATATGGGTACACAGCTCAATCCTAAATTTGACAAAGATAAATTTATGGAAGAGTTGATTGGAGATGTATTTGCAAAGGAGGTTAAGTAATGGCTTTCGACATACAAAAAAGATCTTTAAAAAAATCTAAAAAAAACACTTGGAGCAGATCAATGAGATCTGCTCCTACTTCAAAAAAATTCGTACAAAAACTTGGTACATCTGGAGCCAGGAAACTTGCGAAACAATATCTTATCCAGGAAATGAGAGAGGTTATGCAATGAAAACAATTAAATTCACAGATAATCAAATTGATGTGCTTCAAGAGGCATTAATATTTATGTACACAGAATGGGGTAGTTCTGTTCAAGAAATGCAAAATGATGCTTACTCTGATTATTGGACAGAGGAAAGAAAAAAAGCAATGCTTAAACAGTATAGAGTGGCAAAAAACATTTTGCCAAAACTAGGACTTAATGAAAAAAATATTTAGGAGAAATATATGAGTATTGATATTAATAAATTTACAGAGGATTTTTGGATTTTTAATT